AATCTCAACACGATCATTCTGGCTCGGAGTCAATATGTGCATTACTTTGTGAAACTGCTTTATGGTTAGTTTGATTTTCATTGGTTTGTGTCCTGTTTATGGCGACCCGCTACAGGTCGCGTTTGTTTGTTACGCTCTAGCGTGTAGCTCGCGAATAACGTGGTTGATAAATGCGTTTTGACTATCACGAGTCTTAGGTGATTTTTTGTGGATTGCGATTGCGCCAGAATCTTGAATTAGCTGGTCAATGTTAGTTGCTGCAACTCTTGGTTTGTCAGCGTTACGAAAAGAAGAAAGAGAACGAGCAAGAGTCATGATTGGAGTTAGAACCTTGCTATTAAGTGGAGAAACAAAGCCTGATTTAAGTGCTTGTTTAACATCTGAGTAAGTAAGTTTGATTTTCATTGTTTGGTGTCCTGTTGTTTGCCTCAATATCCACATAATAGACATTTAATTAATCATCGTCAACATATTTAATTCATTAACGTGAATTTATTTAAGGCAGGCAATAAAAACCCCTTGCTGGAAGGGGTGTGGGTTATTGATCTAGTTAAAATTGAGCTTTTAGCGCTTCAAGCAGTTCATCTTGGGTTTCAGCTTTGGATTCAATCGCTTTCATCACCTTTTCGTCAATAGTACCTGCTGTTACCAAGTGGACAACCGTTACAGGTTTTTGTTGCCCTTGTCGGTGTAGTCGCCCATTGAACTGTTGATAATACTCAAGTGACCAATTTAAACCATACCAGGCAATGACATTACCACCATGTTGAAGGTTTAAACCGTGTCCAGCGCTTGCAGGGTGTGCCAGTAACATTTTAATTTTACCGTCATTCCACTGATCAACCTCATCACCTGATTTGCTTAATACTACCGCTTGAGGAAATCGAGCTACTAAACGTTCCAAGTCAAACTTGTAGTTGTAGGCCACAAGAATATTTTCATTTGGGTTTTCTTCAACAAGTTCAGCGAGCGCGTCTAGTTTTTCATCATGAATTGAGTTATAACGCTTGGTTTCATCCATGTATAACGCACCGTTGGCAAACTGCAGCAATTTATTGGCGAGCGCTGCAGCGTTCACCACTGTAACGTCTTCGCCCATTATTTCAGCAATGAAGTCTTTTTCTAATTGACAATACTGTTTTAATAGTCCTGGTTTCATTTCAACGTTCAGTACAGTATCAATGCGATCTGGCATGTCGAGATAATCTTCAGCTTTCATAGTCAATACGATGTCTTCTAATTTCTGATGTATCGATTTGTCGGCGAACTCACGGGGTGTGTATTTAAACCCCATATAATCCGCTTCAAAGTATCGACTTTTATACTGCGTCATATTGCGCCCTAGACGCTCCCCACAGTCCAACAGTGCAACTTGAGCCCATAGATCTAATAAACCGTTCGGTGATGGTGTACCTGTTAGTTGTACCATCCTAGTTATGTGCTTACTCACTTTCTTTAGAGCTTTGAATCGTTGGGCTGTTGGCGACTTAAACGAGCTTGACTCATCTATTACCACCATGTCGAACGGCCACTTGTCCCCGTAAAAATCAACTAACCATTTAATGTTCTCACGGTTGATAATGTAGATATCAGCGTCACGCATCAAGTTAGCCGTTCGTATCTTCACGCTGCCAGTACAGATTCGATACGTTAAGTTTCTGGTGTGTTCCCAACTCTTCAACTCTTTGTGCCAAGTCGTGTTGGCCACGCGCAGTGGTGCGATGATTAATGTTTTACTTACATCAAACGAGTCAGATAAATCGGCGATAGCGGTTAGGCTCGTCAACGTCTTACCCATTCCAAGCCCCAACCATAAAGCGCACTTGTCAGTGTCTTTAATAAATTGAACTCCGCGATTCTGGTAATCGTGCAATAAATCTCTAGTTAGCATTTAACACCTCAATACCTTTTTCAATACTGTCAACAATAAACACTTTCGCACCGTGTTCTTTCATTTGGTTAATAGTGGCTATTTGTAACGGGCGAGGACTTGCGCCCGTGGCTTTGAACTCAATAAATATGATCACACCGTTGCGTATGTAAATTCGGTCTGGCACACCTCTATGGTTGGGACTGCTAAATTTGTAAGTTAACCACCCTGTCGACTTTGCGTACTTCGACACATCACCTTCGATTTTAGACTCACGCATGATTGTCACCGCGTAACGTTCTATTTTCATTTTCTAAGTCTGTAATAGTATCGCGAGCTTCTTCAAGATCGTCCTCTAAACGCTTCACCTGACTCTCAAGTTCATCAATCTCAACCTTAGCCTCGTCACCTTCAAGATGTTGTTCCACAATATCAATTAGATCAGCGGTAAAATCGCCAAGGTATACTCCATGGTTCTGTTCGGGATAACGAAGCATGTCAATCATTTGTTGTTTATTACTCATAATCCTAAATCCTTCAAAATCGATTTACACTCATTAACGTACCAGTCGTAATCGATGTCACTTGGCAAATCGTCCAAGTCCATTAATGGTTTACAACCTTCAGACTTAGGCACTTTATTACCGTTCTTCTTATAGGTGATTAAGTCACCATCCGTTGACTTGTAGAAACGAATAGTTTTACCTAACAGTTCTTCACGGAAAACAGCTCCACCAGTTACCAATCGAACCGACAAGAATTTAGAAGCGTCAGTTTCAGATCTAATGTGACCTTCAATGTCTTCACCATCAGCCAAATAACCGATCACAGCTTCAATACACACATTGTTGGTAGGGTTCTTCATAAGTCCGCCAACAGCAAACGCCCCTTTACCTTTCACACCGTCTTCTTTAACGGCAATGTAGTTATTTACGTCACGGTTATAAGTTGCAAGGTACGGGGTGTACTCCAATTCGTATCCAGTGGTGAGTTCCCAATCAAATTGCACTGAATGAATTGCATCATAGTCAGCTTTTGAATAAAGCACGTTCACACCATCAGTATTTGCCGAAACGACTTTACCACCAGCGGCCGTCATCTTTTCAATAAGCATCAACAGGGATAATTGGCCGGTGATAGTGGTTTGAATCAAAAGTTCCGGAGAGTATAGGAACGAATACTTTGAACCAAACTTGCCGTAAGAGCCGTTAAGTACGATCTTGTAAGTATCATTGACAACCTTGTTGCCGCTTCGCTTTGCTTTTAAACGCGTGTCTTTAATATCGCTATACACCTTCAGAAACTTTTCACCAAGATGTAAAGGGTAAAGTTCTTGTTCAATGATGATCGACGGGTACATTGACGCGACGTCAAATTCACCAAATAGCTGATCGTCTGCAGGTATCACAACTTGTTTCTTCTCCTGGCTGTGTAATCCACCAATGCCGAACTTATACTTAGCCCCGTTAAACTCCACAGCCTTGTTAAGTTCCTTCGGCATCACTACCGCGCCTTTGTCACTTAACTTAAACGTACATGCTAAAACACGTTCCAACATTTCTTGGAACTCAGGTGTTTTGAACTCCACCCAATCAGGTAAACGGTATTTAAAAGGACGTGGCGAACCTGTGCGTTTGGCAACGTGAACACCTTCGTTCTCTAAGTACTTTTTGATGATCGCCTCGGCCATCTGTGCGTCAGACTTTGAACGCATATCAACGCCGTACTTTTCACTAAGGTTTTCTCGCAGTTCGATTTGCTTACGAATATTGCTGTAAAGCATCCATGTCACGTCCAAATCGTTTTCACAATATTTTCGCAACTCTGCAGCGTCCTTTTGACTGATAGTGGCGTCTGGCTCAATTGGTAAGTCTTGCAATTTAGGCGAACCCATACGCCCACCGTATGACTTTAGTGACACCATTACACCTGGAGCAGGTTCTTTAATATCGATGTGGTTTACTGTCAATTCACTAATACCGTGAGTGCGGTAAGTTTTCCAATAAGGTGAACCGTTCAAAATAATATCGTCTGTGATTGACTTAAGGTATTGATTGCGGTCAAGTGCTTCGGATTGGATTATCGCGTGTCGCTGATCACGAGGCACACTGCTAAAGCGCTTTGCAAACGTCTTAACAAATGCTGAGACAACTGGAAGGTCGTAATTGAGTGAGTTAAAACCAATAAAACAGTGTTGAGGGTTTTCTACAAAGTCTCGGAATGTTGACCGGTCGTAAGTACCGCGAATGGTATCGCCGTTCATCATTTCAATGTAAGTTACGCGCCCTTTGCCGCCATCAGACTTAATCTGTTGGAACATTACTAAAAAATAATTCCTGTAACATTCAACATCGAATACAAAATATTTCATGTTCAAAAAAGGCGGCATATAGCCACCCCTCCTTTGGTTAATTCAGATATCAGTGATTAAAAATCGTCTTCGCTGATATCTTCAAAGTCGTCAGACTTCGCCGTAGTATCCGTACCGAACACTTCACCGTCTTTAACAAACTGAACACCAAGCACGTTACCAAGAACCTGCTTACCACCTTTAGGGTGATCTGAGTACCAAAGGTCAACAATCGCATTCACGTAACAACCTGCGTAAATCACATCGTCTTCTTCAGCAAGAGGTGTGCGGTCGCGGTCGATTACAGTTGGACGTTTGTTGTTTGAACCTTTGAACGCCATCATACCTTCGTAGCCGTCGTAATCTTTAGTGTCGCCGTCAACGAACACAGTGTGTTTGATAGACTTTGGTGCACCGTTAGGGAACTTGGCTTTTAGGAACTTGTCAATTTCAGCTTGAACCATCTTCGCTTGTTCGCTGTCTTTTTCCATTAGGAAAGTTGCTTCGAACTTAGTGGCTTGACCGTCAAACTCAGCTTTTTTGAAAAGTGAAGGGAAAGAAAGGCGAACATTTTTTAATTGAAATTTAGACATTTTGTATTTCCTTTTGGAATTAAAATTTAAGTTATTTGGTGTTCTCAAGGAACGAGTTAATATTATAACCGTTCCTTGTAGTTTGCAAGCATTAATTTAAAGTTTATCGAATTCTTCTGTTACGTCAGTGATAGAAGAACGCTTGTCGCTAGATGGTGCAAGAGTTGGCTTACCTTCTGGTTTAATCACCAGGTGTCCAAACTCTTTATTAAAATCAGCCTTACCAATCAGCTTCTCAGCTTGTGGTAGCGTGATGAATTTCTTAGTGAAAATCTTTCCCTCATCCTGTGTTGCAGAGAGTTCTTCAATGGCCTGTTTCTCATCAACCCATTTACGTACTGAACGACCAGCTACAAGCTTGAACCCTTCAACTTGTTCACCGTTACATAGGCGCTCAAATACAACACCTTCAACCGCTTTTAGCCAGGATTCAATGAGACTCTTGTTTTTAAGCACATTTTGCACATCAACCGTTTCAGGTGATGGTAATGATAGATCTTCAAACATCGCTCCGATAACCTCTTCAGTGTGTTTTTGCAATGCAACACAATTTGCTTTATGTGCGCACCATAAACAACCTTTCTCAGTTGGATTGTAAACTGGCGAATCACACATCGATTCTGCAACTTTACGTTTAACTTCTTCACCGAACTCAAGAAGTTCGCCAACGGTAATTTCCCATGTTGAGTAGTTACTAATGCGTGGTTGGTAGATGTGGAGTTCGAACACGTAATCTTTGTCGAACTCATACAGGAAGTCGTATTCGTTAAAAGTACCCAACGCGTACAACTTGGCCTGACTGTTATCAACGGCAGACACTTCAATACCTTTACCGTACTTAAGGTCGATCACCGCCCCGCGATTCTCGCCGATAATAATACAGTCGGAAGTGCCAAAACCATTTTCAGCCCATGGCGAGTAGTCGACTTGGATTTCAACGAACATGTCGCCAGTGAATGATCGGCAATACTCAATGTAGCCCCAAACGTACTCCACCATTTCTTTATCGACTTCAACAGTAGGTGCGTCAGTTAGCGTTTTACCGATATACTCGCTAAGTTGTTCTTGTGTAAGGTTGTCACGCAACCCGATCTCGCCAAGCTCGTGCGCACATGTGCCTTCTTCTGCAGCGCTTGACGTTGTGCTCTGATACTTGCGAGTTTCGATAACCGAAGCCGGGCAAGTGAGCCAACGCGCTGAGGCGCTGGCTGAAAAGTCTTTAGCATGAACTGTTGGCATAATTAAAACTCACTTGCGTTAGCGATTTGGCTAAAAATAGCAGACACGTATTTAACTTGGTGTTTACTATCATCCAATGCGTTATGTTTAACACCTTCAAACGGCATGTCTTTCTTAGGATTGAAATCTAACAATTGGCCTAATTCAACAGCGGTTCGCACGTCACGGATGTTCCAAAACTTCCAAGGTGGTGTTTGTTTGGTGAGTTTGAACGCTGTTTCTAAGATGGTAATGTCAAAACCTGAACCGTTACCCCACACCTTGACAGATTCAAATTCAACGAACACCTTGAACATTGACAACGCTTCAGTAAGTGACGGTGCTTTGTGGTTCAGACTAAACACCGCATCGCGTGCAGCTTCGTCTTGTTGCATCCACCAAATAAGTGTTGAACCGTCTATTGATCGTCGCCCGTTCAAATTACTTTGAAGGTTAACGTTGGTGTAAAACTCTTCGCCAAGTTCACCGGTTTTAGGATCGAAGTAGACAGCAGCGATTGCTAAGATCGCTGCGTCAGTACCCGTACCTAATGTTTCAATATCAATCATCAAGTTGGATAGCTTTTTCATAATTAAATCGCCTCAACCTTTTCGATAACTTCAGCAATTTTGTCTGCAGGAACGTCAGACGCTTTCACTGCATCGTAGTCGGCAAGCACAGATTTCACTTTAGCTTTGTTACCGTCAGCAGCACGAGCGACTTTTAAACATACTGACTTAAGATCATCATGTGTTTTGGCAGTGGCAACAACAGTCTTCGATTTGGTAGAAGATTCCGGTTCCGTCACAGTCTCGACAGGCTTTTTCTTTTTTTCAGGTGTGGCGACTTCTTCAACCGTTGGCGCAGCCTTCTGCATGTTCACAATAACTTCAGTCAGAGTGACGATTGAAGCGCGTAGTTCTTTGATTTCGTTTTCTAGAGACATTTTGATTTTCCTTTATGGATTGTGATTTCGTATTGCAATTTATAACAGTTACTTGTATATTGCAAGCCTAACTTGCAAATAGGATTAAAAATAATCATGACAACACAAACGAAAGCCGCAATGGACAAGCTCCTGAGCGAATACAATCACAACCGTTCAGAGCTTGCCCGTGAACTTGAAGTTAGCCCCGCTGCAGTTCAAGCATGGTATGAAAAAGGCTCTATCCCTGCACGTACAGCACTTAAGATTGAACACATCACCAATGGACGTTATAAGGCAGTAGAACTATGCAACGATTTCCGCTAAACGATAAAAAAGCACCCGCAGTAGAGAAAGGCACTGACTGGCGTGATTATAAAGGTGACGTGTCAACCTCAATGTATGGTTTACCTGTACCATCTGGCGTGTTCGTCATTGATCTAGACCTTTACAAAGGTGTTACTACTGCAGACGTTGAAGAGTTGTTTGGTTGTGAATTTGAGTGGGATGAGGCACATATCCAAACCACATTGAAAGGTGGACACCATTACGCGTTCGCAGTACCTGAAGATATCGACTTGGTTAACGGTACTGACGTGTTGAAGCTAAAAGGTTTTGATACTCGTAGTGCGGGGAAAGGTTATATAGCATCAGGTGAAGGTTACACCCAACACCTAGATATAGAAGAATGTTTCGAAGATTCAGAATTAATGTTACCTGGGCTACCAAGTGAAGTGTTCGATGCGCTACAGGCTCAACTTAAAACAGAGACTGATGCGTTGGAAGTCGTTGTGGCCAATGAAGACCGTTGCGACATCACCATTGAACAAATGGCTGAGTATCTCGAATGCTTAGAAGATAGTGCCGCTGATATACACTGGCTAGAAATAGGCATGGGGATCTTCCACGAGACGCAAGGTAGTGATGAAGGTTACGAACTGTTTGATCAGTTCTCACAACGTTGCTCAGAAAAGTACGATGAAGAAAACAACCGTAAGCGCTGGAACTCATGGGCGAATAACACCTCAGCTAATCCAAAGACGTTTAGATCGGTTATCAAGCTTGCGGGCGGTAAGCGCGCAACAGAAGCGCTAGTTATAGAAAGAATGAAAGGGCGCATCGAGCAAGCAGTTGACCGCCACTCGCTCGATGGCATTTTGAAAGAAGTCGCATTACTAGACTGCAGTAAAATTGACGAAGCAATTTTAACTGATCTGCTGCGAAATTCATATAAAGCAAATGGTGTTAATTTGACCAAAGGCGATATGACCAAAGCATTGGTTCAGTGTCGCAGTGAGGTTCGTAAGTCCAAACGCGAAGAGGAAGGTCAAGAAGGTTGTTTTGTTGACGACTATTGGTTCGCCACCTCTCAAAACATGTACGTTCAAAAATCAAACCTGATGCCAATGAATCGACAGGCATTTAATGTTAAACACACTCGCGAAACACCGCTTGATAGTGAAGGATGTGTTCAATATGCAGCAAATTACGCGGATTACTTAGTTGAAGTCGTTCACGATGGAATGTATTTACCATGGGCTGCAACACGTTTCGAGCATAACGGTATTGAGTATTACAACATGTACCAAGAGACAACACACGAGTACGTTAAACCGGGTACAACTGATATTTGTCAGCGCGTTATAGACCATGCAAAGTGGCAAATTGAAGATGAGAAAGATCGCGAGATAGTTTTATCTTTTATTGCACATCAAGTGCAGAACCCTGGAGTTCGCCTCAACTGGGCGCTAGTGGTACAAGGCGTGCAAGGTAACGGTAAAACACTATGGGCTGAAATGATGCAACACTTTTTAGGTGGTCGTAACGTGGGAACGGTCACACCTTCACAGTTCGGTAGTCGCTTTAACTCATGGGCAGGTAATCGCGCACTCATCACCATTGAAGAGTTAAAAGTTGATTCCTCAATGAGCCAGTATGATGTGCTCAACTTAGTTAAACCACTAATTACCAATGAGACGATCACTGTTGAAGGTAAAGGTACAAACAGTAAAGAGGTGGCCAACTGTGCAAATTATTTTGCTACCACTAACTTCCGTGACGCTGTACCAATTGATAAGCATGACCGCCGTTGGTGTGTTGTCTTTAGCAAAGCTCTAGATGTAGGCGCGTTTGTCAATGACAATCCGAGATACTTCCCCGACTTATACACCGATATGCGCGACAACATTGACGAGTTGTTTACCTTTTTTGCTGAATACGAGATTCCTTCATGGTTTAAAATGGCGAGTCGCGCACCTGAAACCCGTGGCAGAAGTGAGATGATCGAATGTAGCAAGTCAGTAGGTGAACGTTCCCTGGAGGATGCTTTAGAAGAGTTTTACGAGCAAGGCGTTATTGATGAGAACACTATTGATGTGACGTATTTGCAAGCCCGTGTTGATATTGAACTGACAGAAGGTGATCACCGTTGGAATGATTTCCCTAAGACCTTTGCACTTAAAAAGATACTACTCTCACGCGGTTTTGTGGCCGATGAGAAGCGTAAAAAGGTTAAAGGTAAATTACATAGAGTGTATTCAAAACTTTACTAAAAGTTATAAGAACAACTGTTTTTAGATTAAAAGCCCATATCGAAAGATTTGGGCTTTTTTGGCATGTTTCTAGCTAACAATTGGGATTATTGCAAAAGGTATCCGAACTATGGGTAAAAGTATCTAAACAATATCCAAACATGCAAAAAGTTTGGATACCTTTTAAGTTGTTGATTTTAATACTATATACCCCTTATTTTTATATAAAGTATCCAAAGTATCCAAAGATATGATAATTAAGTACATAGGTATATTTTTTTAATAAATCGTAATCGTAGTTAAAAATTATACGTATAATTGATAGCTTAGAGAAAGTTCGGATACTTTGGATATTTTTGTGGTGAAAACGGTGGAAAATCAAGTTGAATCAATAGTTTAGGTGGTATCCGAACTATGGATACCTTTTTGCGTTGTTTAGATCTGCGGTTGGGATAGTGTCGAGTGATGTACAATGAGTGATAAATGAACGATAGGGCTTTTTATTTGGAGCTAGCATGGAAATAGATACACGAGAACTTAAACAGCTTGAGTTAAAGCTTCTGAGAGCGAATAAGACGGGCTTTAAGATCGCAACCGAGCAAACCCTCAATGACTTAGCTTTCGAGGCGCGTACGCAAGCACGGGAGCAAATAGAGCGTGATTTCACTGTGAGAAATAAATGGACTCTCGCACCAAGGAATAATCCGATTGATAAAGCGAAGCGAGGAAAGCCGTTTGCTGAGTTTGGGTCGACGCTTGATTACATGAGGAAGCAAGAAGAGGGTTTTATATCGCAGCCCGATAGATTTACTGGGGCAGTGGCTATACCGACACCAGTAGCATCAGGTGAACGTAAAGGTGGCGCACAAGGCAAGACGATTAGACGCAAGCCAGTACGCAAGCCCAACCGTAGAAATATGCTCAAGATGCCTAGTAAGCGCATGAAGGAATTACCAAGGCGTGAGCGTAATGCGGCATTAATTCAGGAAGCCATTCGCAGTAAGCGAAGATTCATTGAGCTTGAGCGCAATGGTGAGACAAACATATTCCGAGTGAAGGGCAACAAGAAACGATACCAGTTGGATAGGCTATACAAGACAGAGCACAGAGCTGTGATATCAAAGCCTAAGCCATGGCTAGCACCAGCGACTAAGAAAGCCTATGAACAAGCGCCTAGATTTTATATGAATAGATTGGATTACCAGATTAAAAGGATGATGCGTAAGTGATTGATATAAAAAAGCCAAGGTACTGTATAAGTTTTTAGATCTAGCCCAACGTTTGAATCTGCCGAGGCTTGCTCGCGATATCAAAAATTTTTCATTACCGTAAACCGTCACACCGTAACGTCCAGTTCATAAAACCCAAACCAACCTAGAAAATACAAGTCTTAGCGGTGTTTCCGGAAACTGTGATATAGTTTCCGGAAACCTTTCAAGGCAATCAGGACATGAGCAGTAGACTTTATTCAGCCAACAAGATCAGTGAGGCATTGGGCCTCAGCAGACAATATGTGAACAAGTATTGTACGAAGCATTGCAATGACGCTCGCGTTGGTTCTGGTAAGGGTGCCAGAATAGACATAAACCATCCGGCAATGATTGCGCTATTTGAGTCAAAAGGCGTAGATCATTCAGCCGACATAAAGCCAGCACCGGAGAGAGCAGACCCGCAAGCAATAAAACCAGTCAGCCAGTCGGAAAGTAAATCAGCAATGGCGAAAGCCAGAGCAAGCAGCACCAAGGCGAAACCAAAAGATAAAAAAGTTATCAACGGCAGGGAAAACCTAGAAGCTATCGACATCACAGATCATGGCAAGTTAACCATTGATGAGATCGCCGCGTTCTTTGGTTCAGCTCCGGACTATCGTGATTGGCTAGACGCTAAGAAAAAGCAAGTTGAGGTTATCGAGAAGGAAACAAAAATAAAAATACAACTTGGTGAGTACATCAGAAAGGATGTTGTCGATACTTTGTTTATCGGTGTGGTGGATGCGTTCAACAGCAGATTGTTAACTGACTTCTGCAAGTCAGCTCCGATCGATTTGAGGCCAGCATTCGAAAGCGGCAAGGACGATATACAAATCGAGTCACTTATCAGGACCATGCTGGAAAAGGAAATTGTCACGATAGTTAAAGCGCAAGCGAGGTTTGCAGATGATTGATATGGCTATCATTGAGCAGCAGCAGAACAACTGGCTAGCTGAAAAAATACTAAGCGTTAAAACATCGCACAAGGTAAAACTGGTTAGCGATTGGGCCTCAACCACTCGATACTTACCAAGGACCGTAACAAGTAAACCTGGCATGTATGACTATGGCGCATTTCCGTATCTGCGAGAAATTGCCGACTGCATGAGCTCAGAATCTCCGGTCCGTGAAATAGACGTAATCAAAGGAGCTCAGATCGGTGCTACTGTAGGATTGTTAGAAAATTCAATAGGTTACTACGCTGAGCATGAAAAAGGCGTGCCAATGCTTTTTGTTTCAGCGGATAAAGAGCTCGCGGATCTTAGGATTGATAACTACATCACCCCGATGTTCGAACAATCAGGGCTTAGTCACCTAATTAAATCCAGCGATACACTATCAAGAAATAAAAGTGGTAAAACTAAAGACCAGTTATCTTTTGCTGGTGGCGGGTTTTTAATCCCTTTCGGGGCAAATTCAGCCAACAAATTAAGATCGGTATCAATGAAAATCTTGTTGCTTGATGAGATTGATGGTTTTAAAGCTCGCGTTGGCAAGGACGGTGATCCAATACAGCTAGCTAAGACAAGGACCAATGGTTTTGAATACTCGCGCAAGATCTTAAAACTGTCTACACCAACCGTCAAAGGTCACTCTAATATTGAAAAACACCATGCTATGGGTGATTGCAGGATCTACAAAGTTCCTTGCAAGCATTGCGGTCATAAACAAGAGTTGAAGTTTTCTGGCGTTAAAGAAGAGACAGGCGAGCTGTATGGATTGGTTTTTGAAACAAACGACGGAGTATTGATCCCAGAGTCGGTCAAGTATCTTTGCGAGGAGTGCGGAGGTGCACACGTAGAGTCTGACAAGGTGGATATGCTGAGAGAGAAAACCAGTGATTACCCCGAAGGTGCAGAATGGGTGCCAACTAAAATCCCAACAGAAAAGAACCGCAGAAGCTACAGCATACCCGGATTGCTTAGCCCATACGGATTCAAGTCATGGGCCTCGTGTGTAATGGACTGGCTCAACGCATGGGACATAGAGAACAACAAAGCAAAGGACATTGAAGAGCTTTCTGTCTTTTACAACAATGTCTTAGGGCAGCCGTTTAGGGCTCATACAGATAAGTTGGAACTAAACAAGATGTGGGGCCATAGACGCGAAAATTATTCATACGGCGAAATGCCAAATCGCATTGCTAACATGGCTTGTGATGGGGATATATTATTGCTGACATGTGCAGTCGATGTTCATGGCGATAACTTGGCTGTAGCTGTTTATGGTTGGACCGAGAAACACAGAGCATTCTTAATTGATTACATGAGAATTAAGGGTGACTGTGAAGATATCAATGATAAATGCTGGCAAGAGTTGGAAGATTTGATCTACAAGAAAGTGTATCAGGACCATCAAGGCAAAAAGTATATGATTCAAGCTGCTGGCATTGATACCGGTTACTTTAACGATACTGTTATGGACTTTTGCTCTAGGACCGATCGCACTGTACCGCTTAAGGGTCAACCTGATATTGTAAAAGGTGCAGCCCTTGTGGAGTTCTCAACTCGTGAGACTCGTTACGGTATTACGGCATTTAACGTCAACGTAAACTACTACAAAGAACGTTGGTATAAATCGCTTAAAAGACCGTGGGCTGGATATGGTGAACAGCGCATGTACTGTTACAACTTGCCAAGCGATGTGACAAAGGTGCAACTAAAAGAGCTGACAGCAGAAACTAGGGTCCCAGATGAAAACGCAACGGGATATTTGAAGGGTTACAAGTACGAGCGTAAAGGAAATAACGAGATGTTTGACCTTTTGGTGTACAACAACTTCGTGTTGGACTTTATCGCGTGGGAGTTATTCAGAACTAACGAGCGCGAGCAGATCAACCTTGTTGAGTTTTGGGAGTATTGCAAGACAGGCGATAATGGCGGACCAGTGTTTTATGAGGAATAGTTTGTTATAATGTAGGAATGCGAAAGCTAGAGGATAGGGTAGCTCCCGAAAGCCGGAATCGTAACCGGCTTCCTCGCCCCACAATTACGAGATAACTATACGAGGTTATTATGAAAATCATTTCTAGAAAAGAAGCAAAGTCTTTAGGTCTTAAGTATTACTTTACAGGTAAGAGTTGCAAGCATGGTCATGTAGCTGAAAGGCAAACCAATAAGGGTTATTGCTGCGAGTGCGCAAGGTTGCAATGCAAGAAATACGCAACAAAGAACAAGGAAAAAATAACAGAAAGCATGAGGGCGTGGAGAAAATCAAATAAAGACCACGTATCAAAATATAACGCATCGAGAAAAGATAAGCTTGATGAGTGGGTTTCCAACAACATTGAAAGAGTTAGAGAGATAAAGAGAAGTTACAAAAAAAGAAACCCGCTACTAGAATTTACCAGAAGAACCTTAGAGAGACTAGAAAGACGCTCTGATACTGGTAAGTATGAGGAAATTCTTGGTTACACCCAAGATGAGTTCATCTCTCACATAGAATCACAGTTCAAAGATGGTATGTCTTGGGATAGAAGATCTGAATTTCACGTAGACCACATAAGGCCGATCAAAGTGTTTCTAGATGAAGGCGTAACGGACCCAAAAATCATAAACGCCCTCTCAAATCTGCAACCGCTTTGGGCTCATGAGAATTTATCCAAGGGTGCAAAGTTCGAACAATAACTAAAACCCCAAGGTGTGATAATATTGTGTTATCGCACCTTTTAACATTTGGAGCACAACATTTATG